GCTATTCTTGAAGCTTCTAAAGAAGGTGCAGTTTCAGCACCAGAAATTGTTGGTAACGTACGTCAAGCATTTCAAAATGTTAAAGAAAACCGCAAACAGGCTTATAAAGAAGGAATTGCTACAACTAAAGGCAATCAAGTCTTTTTGGACTTTAAACCTATTCGTGAAGCATTTAACGAAACCGTTGATTCCCTTAAATCAAAAGGTGTTGGTGGCGTAGAAGCTTCCAAAGTTGGTCCTGAAACAATGGGCAAAGTAAAAGAAATTGAAGCTATTTTGAATGAATGGGAAAGTAAACCAGAACTTCATACTGCTGGCGGATTAGATGACCTTAAACAACGCATTGATGACGTTTATTCACAAGGTATGACTGACCAAGCTAAACGTGTAATGACTTCTACACGTAATGCCGTAAAAGACACTATTGTTAAACAAGACAAAAATTATGAAAAAACAATGGCTGATTATGAAAAAGGCCTTGAATTAGAACGTGAAATTGAAAAAGCATTAAGTCTTGGCAATAAAACAGGTGTTGATACCACTATTCGCAAGCTTGCCCAAGTATTTTCAAATAAAAGCACCTTAAGTAAACAATATCGTTTGGAATTATTGCAAGAACTTGAAAGAGTTGGTGGAAAAAACATTGTTGACCAATTGGCTGGTTATGCAATGGGTCAGAGTACGCCAGGCGCTTTGCAATTATTGGCTGATATTAGCGTGGCAACCGGCGCCCATTTAGCTGGAAGTCCTGAAGCTGGGCTTACAGCATTGGGTGGATTAGCGGCCGCACAAAGTCCTAAATTAGCACTTTATACTGCTTATGGTGCTGGACGTACTGCACGTGCAATTAGTGATGTTGGTCAAGCCGCTAAAACTAAAGTTCAGCAAGGCAAAACAAAATTAAGTGAATTAACTTCTAGGAAATAATTATGGCAAGCGTACTTTTATCCCCAGTTGGCAATGGTCAACAATTCTTTGATAACAATGGTGTGCCATTAAACGGCGGATTAATTTATCAATATCAAGCTGGTTCTAGCACTTTGTTAACCACTTACACAACTGTTAACGGTAACGTTGCTAATACTAATCCTATTGTTTTAGATTCTAGCGGTCGCCCACCAAATGAAATTTGGATGCAAACAGGATTTAGTTATAAATTCATTATTCAAACCTCTACTGGCACCACGTTGCAAACTTTAGATAATTTATATCCTATTTTGCAAAATGCCCCAGCGGTATCTGGTTCTATTCCTAGTGGATTAATTGCAATTTGGTCAGGAAGCATAGGTTCTATTCCTAGTGGTTGGGTACTTTGTGATGGTACAAATTCAACCCCTGATTTGCGTGACCGTTTTGTTGTTGCGGCTGGAAACAATTATTCAGTAGGTCAAACAGGCGGTAGCGCAGATGCTATTGTAGTAAGTCATACACACACCATTACAGACCCAGGACATTCGCATTTTTATTCTAATAGTGCTGGTGGTTCAGGCGGTTCTTTGCCAGCTTATTCTGTTGCCGCTAATAGTGCTTCTTTAACTGCCCCTACTAGCACTTCAACAACTGGAATAACAAATCAATCAACTGGTACAAGCGGAACTGGCGCAAATCTTCCACCTTACTACGCATTAGCGTACATCATGAAATCATAGGTGTGGATATGGTAGATATTGACCCAGTTAAAATCGGTGTAATGTGGCAAAAAGTAGAAGCTATGGAACGTGAAGTAGCTGAAATGCGTTCGGATATTAAAGAACTTTTAGCTATGGCTAATAAAGGCCGTGGTGGATTTTGGGTCGGTATGATGGTTGTATCTGGCATTAGTTCATTAATTGGTTTTGTAGCACATTATTTCACCGCAAAATGAACCAAATATTAACCCATATTCTTACTGGCAAAGACAATAAAACCCATGACATTGCACGTTGGGCGTGGATGATTGGGTTTTTGGTAGTAGCTGGTGCCGCTGTTTATCTTATATATTCCGGTAAAGAAATTAGTCTTACTGAATTGGCTGGCGCCCTTGGAATTGTTTCAGGTTCAGGGGCCGCATCCGTAGCCGGAAAACACATGGCTGGTGCCGAACCAGAACAACAATGATAGCTTATGGAACTTACATCAAAATTGCATTACTTATTACTTTTGTATGCGGGGTGTTTTTCGCTGGCTGGCATAGTAGGGATAGGGATTTTACTATTTACAAAGACCAAGTCCGTATTGCGGCAGAAAAACAAATTGCGGAAAATGAATCAATTAAGAAACAACAAGAAATAACTACTAAAGGAATCCAAGATGAATATGATGCGAAATTGGCTTTGTTACGCCAGTATTATGCTAACGGGGTGCGCCAGCCAACCGGTACCAGTTCCATGTCCGGCATTTCCTCAACCACCAAACTTGCTGATGCAATCGCCGCCTACAATCAACTTGCTTCAGATTGCGCCGCAACAACCTTACAAACAGTAACGCTACAAAAATGGCTGACTGAACAAATGAGTATTAAATGAATAGTGACCAATTAGTTACATTAGGTATTGACCAAAAATGGCTTGAACCGTTACATGAAACGTTTGAAAAGTACGATATTAGTAACCCATTACGCCAGGCGGCTTTTATAGGGCAATGCCAACATGAATCTAATAATTTTAGAGTTTTGGAAGAAAACCTTCATTACACCGCTGATGGACTTATGCGTGTTTGGCCCAGTAGATTTCCTGATAGAAACATGGCTGAACAGTATGCAAACAACCCCGAAAAAATAGCCAATAAGGTCTATGCTGGGCGCATGGGCAATACCGAATATGAGGATGGCTGGAAATATCACGGTAGGGGCGTAATACAGCTTACTGGCAAGGATAATTATGCTTTCTGCGGTTCAGCTATTAAACAAGACTTATTAACGAACCCTGGCCTTTTAATCCAGCCAGAATATGCCGCTATGTCCGCTGGTTGGTTTTGGAACAAAAAAGGGTTAAATGCTTTGGCTGATGCAAAAGATTACCCAGAAATGACAAAAAGAATTAACGGCGGGCTATTGGGTTTAGCAGATAGAATTGATAAAATTAACAACGCAATCCAAATACTAGGGGCATAAAATGGCTACAAATTTTAAAGTTGAAGGCAAAATTGGCAAATCGCCAAAATCGCACTATATCGTTTTGCGTGAACATGAAAAACATACAGAACACGAATTGACACGTCTTAAAGAAAAATTAGACAAACATATTGCTTTGCCAGCAGAAAAAGCACATGGTAAGGGTGCCAGTCAAAAAGAAGCGCCCCTACCTAATATGCGTAAATATTAACGAATACGGGCTACTTTAGCCCTACGCAATACGTGTTCGTATTGTTCTTTGGCCGCATCATCTAGACTGCGTAATGGAAGGTTTTGGTAATACTTCCATTTATCTTTATATTCTTGCAGTTCAGATGGTGCAATCCAACCAGCTAAACGCCAGCGAATTGTAATGTCGGTGCCGGCGGCAGTCCAAATGTGTTCATTCATTGTCAAATCCTTTATAGTCCGCAGTTAATTTTTCTGCAAATGTGGAAGTATTGGTTTCTATAAAATAAACACCTGAAACCATTCCAGCTTCAAAAGCTTCCCTAAATAATGCTTTTATATCTTCATCCCCTTTTTCATAAGTAAAGTTTGAGGAATACCAGTTTTCAAATACTTCATTAGCGGCTTTCATAAATGGTACACCCCTGTTTTAACGCCGTATGTAAATATTACAATTGCGGCTATAACAAAACCCAAAAGACCACCAAGTAAAATTTCCTTTAGTTCTTTCATTTGTTTTTCCTTTCTTTGTTTATTTTCAAAAGCCAATAATTCGTCATAGGATTTGCGGTCGCCCCAGCCCTTATCAATCATGCGTTGGCGTTGTTCGAACTTGGCTTGCGCCTTGTAATATCGTTCTGCATCTTTTTCTGATTGCAACATTCCAGGCCCCTTATTTAGAAATTATTTTAAGTGTGATTACTGCGGTGGTTTTTGTGTGTTTAGCAATAAGTTCTGCTGGCACGTTTGCTTCTGCAAATACGGCTTTATTGTCAACGGTCGCACGTTGGGAAAGAGTAACGCAAGCTTTGAACAGATTGCCTTCTACATGGCCTTCTTGTTGCTTGAGTTCGTTTTTGATAACTTCTGCCTGTTTTTCAAGGTCAGCGATTTGGGCTAACAACATACCCAAGTAGTCAACTTTGCTTAACTGAATGTCAATTGCTTTCATGATTTTTTCCTTTGTCTAATCACGGCACCGTTGCCGTATTAGTAATTTACTAAAGAAAACTTCACTACGCAACAACTATTTTATTAGTACATACCCTTAGTTGTTAAAAAACAACAGGGTAGGGCGTGAATTTGGCAACTGCTATCTGGTGGAAAGAAATGGGGAAAACGCCCACCTTGTTGCATCCTTCAACGCCCCATTGACCGCCCTATTTATGATTGTTCTTTAACTGCCAAAATTCTAACAGTTTAGTGAACATCAGCCAGTATCGGTCTAAATCAGCTAAATCGTGTTCTATAAGCTTTACTTGCCCTACATGGGTACTTGATACAAAAAGATTAGCGCATCGTGCCTGGGGCATATTAAAGCCCATGCGGTACGCCGCTAATTGCATCCCGTGTTCTGGGTAAATATCTACTTTAGATAAATCCCCTTCTTTGGTTTTTATATCAACCACTATGCCAGTAAATACATGGTTAGCTTTGACGTACAAATCGCACTTGCCACCAAATCCTAATTCATGGGCAAACGAATGTTCTGGCAACCAAAGTTGTGGCCCAAAGTAAGCGTTTAAAGCTTCTTCCACGGGTCGGCACATTGGAATGGCTTCTGGTATCAAATGACCTTCAAAGAACGCCTGAATGGTCGCATGAATGGCCGTACCACGTTCTGCCGCCAACTTGCCAGTTTGTTTGGAATCTAGCATGACCCTTTCAAGCCATGATTCTTCCGTTTCCCCATCTTTTTTAGGAAGGGTTAAAGCACTTAATAAGACCTGTTGTTGCTTCCATTGGTCCAAGCCTGGCCGTGCCGCAACTCCCAATATTGTTGTGACAGATGGACATAGGTTGAGGGTACGGGCATCCCGTAAGGTTGTTCCCCTTTCTTTGCCATTTTTTCCAATGGTTGTATAGGCTGGATTGCCAGACCGGTCATACCAATGTCCACTTTCACTTTGTCGTTCCTTAACTAGCATTTTTAGGTTTTCTTCCCCGTTTAGTTACCATGGTGTCGGTTGTAATGTCATAAGTTACATTGCCATCTGGAACATTAACTGTTAGTTCCATAGGTTGTTTGTTAACAAATTTGTTACTAAATTCACCACACCAATCTTCTTGGGATTTGTTTTCTATATGCGGAAAACGTTTGCAAACTCCGTATCGGTCGCTGACCTGTCCAGCGTACCATTTGCAATCAATACATTTCATTTTTATCCTAATTGTTGAAGTATTAAGTTTCTGTTGTCAGAATCCAACACTTTGTCGGCACATTCCCGAACAATAGCGTTGGTAAATGCCGACAAATCTTCCATGTTGAAACCAATTATTTCCTGTTCGTCATCGTACCCAACTTCCTGATGAGTTTTCAAGGTATAGGTTTCAGTCAAAATACATTTAATAGCTGGTTTCATACATTTCCTTTCTAGAATGGAATATCGTCATCCAATTCTGATTCGCTGGGAACTGATACCGAATGTGGTTCAAAAGTATTTCGGTATTCAGCAGACTTTTTAATCAGGTTTTGCAACCCTTCCGACAACTTGTCAAACTTAGCTTGGTCAAATGGGTCCATGCTAAATATCAACAATTCATTTACACCAGTTGGTTCGCCCAGCTTTTTCATAGCGGCTGGTACTTGACTGATGCTTGCAATGTTGGCGTATTTCTTATCGTTGTAATCTGAATGGGTAATCGCCACCATGCAAAACTTTCCAAGCAATACTTCTAAATTAAATCCATCTAATTCTGCTTGGGTAAATTCTTTGCCCCGCCAGGCTTCTAAATCCTTGCGTAGCGTTGCTTTTTCATCTAGGGAAAGGGTGTATCGCTTGGACACAACCAAAGGCTTGCCGTCATCCATAGCTAATGGATTGCCTTCATTATCTTCACCGTGCAACTCAAACATACAAATAATTTTGCGTTGCATTTTTTTCTTGCCCATCCATTCAGTTGTTTGGGTGCCAATATCAATAATGCGATACAGGCGTGCCAAAAAGCTTCCTGGGGGTGGAAGTTTAAAATCGGTGCTACCACTACTGTTTTGTTTAGCTACTATCATTTTTTTATCCTTGTCCAAAAATTGTTCCAAACTCATTAAATAATTCTGTCAACACAACATTTCTGTTGTTTTTAGGCTTTCCACAAGCCGCACGAATAACCGCAATATCGTCCGGTGTTGCGTAGTCATGTTCAATATTGGTTAAAGCTTCTTCAAGCCGTTCTTCAAATTCGTTCATTACTTGGGCCATTTCATCCATGTCAACTCCTTTATTTATCACGGCACTATTGCCGTACTTAGGAATTTAAAGTAAACTTTAGCGAAAGTAAAGCAATATTTACCACGTGAGGAAAATAAATGACAGATGCACAAATCATTGACCTATTGGGCAAGCCAGCAAAAGTAGCTAAGTTGTGTGGCGTTTCAGTCCAAGCGGTATGTCAATGGCGTAATAACGACAGTATTCCGTTTGGTCACTTAACTACAATGGCCGCCACAATCGAAAAAGAATCCCATGGTTTAGTCACTAGAAAAACGTTGTTTCCAAACAACTGGTGGTTAGTTTG